GTGGACTTGTATTCAAAGACTAAACCCTTGAATGCATACTCTTGAAAACAAGATGCAATTGTGGATAGAAACGGGAAGGTAGCGGACAATCCAGGATTAATACTATAGATGGTAGAGGCAAAGGTAGTTCCAGTAGAAATATCACCTATGTACTCACGATGACGGAATGTTACAGATTCACTGTCTGAGTGCATTACAGGTACCTGATCTTGGGACATCTGATTATAAATTGAATTTTGCGTCAACGTATAATCACCAAGCCCAAAGATCTTCGATATTCCATTACCAGCCAAAGCACCAAGTTGACCTAGGAAAGACTGTTCCTTCTTAGGTGCCCTGGGTGCTCGTTGCCGTGACGCTGGAGCCATTCGCTGCGACTGTTGCCTACGATTAGAGGCGCGAGTCAAATTTGAATTTTTCTTATTATTTTTATTTGTCATGTAGGGGATGCACCGACAGTAGTGGACTGTACATCTGTGTGACTTCAACAGGGCGCCGTGCAGTCTCTTGGCATTTTGTTTAGCACGGAAGTAACCGATTTTGGACCTTAACACACAGACCCCATGTAATTCAGTGATTACTCACCACGATACGTCGTGAACGCACAATCGATGTGAAGCCCATTGTTTACCTATTGGTGGTGGGGACACAGTCCCCTAAATTCCTCAATCGAGCCACACAACTGGACAGTACGACTGCTCTGCTGCTATTATGTTTCGAAATAGCGGCGTCCTAGCATCATACCATTGTTCTATGAGAATTTGCAGGTCAGGCACAATTCCAAAAGCTAACCAAAAGCTAAAGCGTGTTCGTGGGTCAACACGTGTAAAACACCTCTTCATACCTTTAGCAGCAATGAAAATGCCGAGATCTAGTGTAGGGTCATTGAGTAAGGGTTTGCGGCCACAGGCGGCGCGTTGCATACCAGCATAAAATGATTGGAATATGGGAATGCCACCAGTTAAAGATATTCCACAATCACCATGCGCGCCGATCCATTTCTCGTAGGAAGAACGGCCGTCCCAAGCCTTATGGGACACGCAATCCTTAGCCAATGCAATACGTGGGTCACGGACCATAACATAGTCTTGCCCATCAAAAATTGGTTGTGTCTGACAAAATTTCACACATTCCAACGTATACACTGGTTCCTCGAGAACAATATCAAACCCAAACTCTGCCATGTACTCTCGAAATCCATTCACAAACAATTCCAGGTTCTTACGCTCAATTATCAACACACAATCGTCACCGTTGTTCGCAAGTTCAAATTTAGAAATGTTACGCATCCTGCAATACGAGTGATACATCGCGCAC